GTTCCCATAAAAAATGTAATTTAGTTTATTAAAAAAAGTTTATTAATCAAAATATACATAAAAAAAGTCTGATTACAAAACCAGACTCTCTTTTTTTTCAAAATATTTTTAAATATTAAAACATATAATCGTTTTCTTCGGCTTTTGGATTAAATGATTTCATTATTTGATATTTTCCATAATTTTCAACATCGTTCTTGGTCAGCACATACTCATTTTTTCCTGATGCCTTCATTTCCTGTTGTTTTCCACTAAAAAACTCCGCGGGATTTTGATTAAATGGATATGAATCTAAAGATCTCATTTCAAGTTTTTCCATGGGCGTTTTTGGCTTTATTTCTTGAATTTGTGCCCCTAACTGGTCGATTTTAGCCAAAACATTATCCATTTCTCCTAATTTAGCTTCCAGTTCTCCTAATTTATTAAAAACAGCGTCCATTTGTTGTGTTACTGCTCCGGTTTTATCCTGACCTTGAGTATCATCGAGTTGTTTCTTAATGCTCTTAGTCATATTAACCAAATCAGTAATATCTAATTCTTCAGTCGTATCATCCTCACCTGATTCTTCAGCAGATGCTTCGGGAGTCTCAGTATTACCGGTCGGCGGCATAAATTCTTCGGCGCCTTCTGGCGGCATCTCCATTGAGGCATCTCCACCAGGTGGCGGTGGTAATGGAGCATTTGCGCCCGCACCTGCGGGCGGCGCCCCAGCAGGCGGAGCAGGAAGTGGTGGTTCTTGTTCAATTATTAGTTTCTCTGCATATTTGTTTATCGCATTGAAACGCTTTAATTCCTCATTTATGTTTTTCATTTCCATATTTTTATTTTATTAGTCTTGTAATAATTGTCTACCGTCTTCAGTAATATATCTTTTATTAATTCTTTCAACTATGCCGTCTCTAGATCTAATGATATAGCACTCACCAGTTGTTAAATCACAAACCTCTTCCTCTTTTCCATCAGGTGAAATCGTCTTGGTTATTGTTCCCTTGTCCAAGAAATCATCTAATGTCTTGTCTATGTTATCCATCTTTATATTTTTATATAAATATCTAACATTTTATTAAACTATTATGTTAATTTAAAAAACACAATCTCGCCATCCGATAACTTTAACTTTCTCATTAATGACTTCGACATTCCAATACCATATCCATCAATTTCTGGGCCTATGCTAACCGGACCCTGATATGCTTTAAAATAATGATTAACAACTGTTGTTACGCGCAAATAATTGCCATTATTAGGATTTAAAAATTCGGTTGTTGTATATTTGTCTGTAAAAATATTAGCATTTCCGTCTGGTAATCTATTCGCGTTAAACTTGGTTTCATAAAAATCGCTAGTCAATTCTAATTTCTTAATGTCGCCCCATTTTATATCTGGAGCTAACCTTGTTCTTGATATAATACCCATAGTACGATTATCTGGTATTGGATATTTACTAGTTCCCATTTCAATAACTTTTGCTCTCAGCCATTCTATTCCTTTATATTTTACTTTTTCAATGTTTGGCTCGTTATCAAATCCATTATATGATATACAATATGGTTCTGAAGATTGTTTATTTATTTTTTCTTCAGTCTGAAATCTTTTACCGCCGGTATCTGTGGAATACGATCCGGAATTAGTTACAACTGTTTGTTCAGTAGTTGGAGTCTGAGCTGCTTTATTTTCTTCTTTAACTTTATGAATTGCGTCCTTTACAACCTTATCAAATAATGGTCGATACGCCTTTATAAATGTATCGCTAAGAATAGGCAGAGCCCTCTGAGGAATCCTTGATCCCTTAAATGACGTTTCGATGCCTGTTGATTTGATATCGTGTGTTACTTCGGTGATCCAATATGATCCTTTAAATAGTGGAACATTTTTTAAATAAAAATACATTGTTGGTTGTATCATTACATTACCCATACAAGTTACTCCGCACTGATACGATGCTTGTCTATATATGTTCCATAATCCAATATCAACCTGGGCAACGCTATCGCCGCCTTCACTTTTTCCCAAATTTTCCAAGACAATGAAAGATTCTGCCGTATTTCTTATTGTCGATTGGTCCAATTCAACCGTTTTAAAAATTGATTGGTTCTGATCTCCAAAACTTACCTCAAATGCTACTACTTTATTTGACTTTGTGAAATCTGTCGACGCAAAAATATTAGGGGAAACAATAACAGGATTATTGTTTACGTCGCCAATATCAAATCCATCATCATTAAATAGATATTTCTTTTTACTAATATCTTTCATGTCTGGATGTTGAGAACTCGGTCCAACATATTGTAATATAATTTTCGGCGATGATTCCTGATAATCAACATCTAGAAAGGATCCAAACATATTTCTTGCTACATCTTTAGATGGAATAATTTTTGACGCATTGGAAACATTGGTTCCGTAAAAATTAACGTATGCGGGCAATGCTCTGATATCGAATCCGCTATCTTGAACCAGTAAAGAAATCGCACCATATAAAGTAATATTAGCATTTTCTTTCAGTCCGAGTCTTAACAGCTTATCCAAACTAAGATATACTTCATCACCAATATCCCTATTTGCCCTATCTAGGAATAAAAATTCTTCTATTAATGATCTTTGCCCGATAGAATTTCCAGCTGTCCATTTATCGTTAAATGATTTAAAATAATTATATAATTCTAATTTAACCGTTGGATCGTCATTCCATCCTCGATATATGCCAGATACTTGTTGTGTTTCTATCTCTGCTTTGAGATCGTTTCGTATCTTGTGCGTTATATGATTAATAAATTCTATTAGCCTATTTTCCGGAGATTTTACCTTAGACCCTTCATTCGTCGATGGATTTATAATTGTACTTTTCAAATAATTGACAAAATCAGACTTTGTTGGATTATCTCCTTTATATCTTTGTCCTGCATACATATATATTAATGGCCTAAATTGTTTTATGTTTTCTTCATTTAATGCAACATCATTTACGGAAAAGAAATCACGATAATATCCATCCATATCCTCCCCCAAATATAATTCAATATTACCAATATTTTCTATAAGTTGATCGGGATTGTAAGGATCAATTGAAAAATGCTCAACATCTGTCTTTGTAAATCCTCCAAATACATAATCATTGGTTTCTCTTGGATTTGACATCGTCAATCTTATCATATTATCATTAGACTGTAACGTTGTACTGATGTTCATCAATTCCGCCCCTTGTTTATCTCTTATCATATTAAAAAATTCAATTGATCCAAAATCATTCGTTGGTTCGCTATCGTCTTTTTTTACCGAAACAATAGCCATTAAAAAATCCTGAAACTTAGTATAGGCGGCTTCGTATGGCTTATATGTTTTAGATTCGTTTAGTCTTTCAGATGAAAAATCTAAAAACGCCAACTCAAACGCTTCCAATATTTCAGGCTTAAATGCCGCAACCAAATCAATAACCTTTTTATAATTTGTTGATAATGAAAATTCATTTGTCGTTGTTTTTAAATATTCTTTATATGTCGGGAAGGTGTATTCTGTATAATCAACATTATCAATATAATTTGTTCCTATTCCCCAAAGAATTCTGAAGTTTTCTTGTTCTGACAGAGTAAAATCATTTCCGTAAGACATACTATTTCCGTTAGTTGGCAATAAAACATATCTTTGATCATTTATGTCAAATTTTGATTGATCTATTAAACTTGTCCATGTATTTAATCCATAGGCCAATCCGTTACGTAGTCTAACCAATCCGCTCGACAGCGATTCCGAATAACTATCTACTTGTGAATCGATATTTAAAAATCCGTAACCATTAGCAATTTGATGAAAAATTGTTTCATAATATGGATGAAATCCAATATCAGATTGATCCAATCTATTTACTGTTTTTATGGTTCCTGGGTGAATCCAATCTGGTATAGTAATAAAAGTTAATCCTTTATTATTATCAAAAAATAATGACCCATCGATGTGTTCTGTGACACCTTCTATAATATCGATACCCTCATTTATATATTTTTTATATCGATGATATATTGATCCCCATTTTATCATCAAATGATATGGGATATAGTGTGTCGCCCCAATTTCTCTGAAAATGGTTGATATTAATGTATTAGATCCTGCTGATGTGATTACATCGTCTAAATCTTTATATGGTAGTGAATTTAAAAGTAGATAAGACGATCCCACATATTTTTCAAGCGATTGTGTTTTAATAAAATCATTGTATAACTGTTTATGAAAATATGGAGTATTTAACATGTGTTTATCAATACCATTTATTTTAATTGTGTTCGTAAACATATTTGATGTAAATCCGTCTTTGGTCCACATTTTGGGATCTAAGGGGGAAGATATAAAGTCATTTGGCGGATTAACTTTTAACATACCGTTTAACTGTGAGTTATTTGCGGCGGCGCTTGTTGAACTTAATGAAGAGAGGTATGTTGATGTGTTGAATGGATATATTTCTTTCCTATATTCTTCAGGCTTATATTCTTTCAAAAATTTTGATAATTTTAAATAATCATTAACGCTACCTGTTGTGCTTGTTAGTTGTTTATATTTTGAAATACTAAAGTCGTGTTCGAGTCCGTCCGCTATATAATCTGTTGTTGGTATCTGGTCCAAATAATATGGATATTTTGTCATAATTGATTCCATGTGCGATATTAATTCCGAATATGAGGTTGCGTTTCTTTTCAGTGAATCGACAACATCAATATCGCTGGCAACCTGATTTTTTAAATTTGAGTATTCAATTTCGGCTAGCTCTCGTATTGAATCAGTATCAAAAGGACTTAACGATGTTGTATATTTTGATCTTTCATATATTTCATACAAAATTGATGACATTGATTTATCTGTATATGGTATATAATTCATCATATTCGTCAATACGCTTATGTCTTTCTTGGTATCATTGACCGAATCCCCAAAAACATATTGAAAATTATCAACACTACCTTCTTTTGATTCCAAATTATCTTTAATCTTTAAGGCAATTGCGTAAAAATTTTCAACAAAATCAACTTCTGGCCATAAAACTTTATCATTGGATCTTAGCTTCTTCTCCATTTCCCTACTACCTGGATATACTAAAACAATTTCTTTCCCTTTTTGCGTTGTTTCTTTAACTTCTGGCCACGGAAAAATCATATTTCCACCGTCTCTTAATATTCCTGATGTTTTTACAATGTTTTCTTCAAATATCCTTTTTCTTTCGGCTGCCTGTTCAAACGCTTTCTCGTGTACATCTTTCATTAATCTAATATATGTTTCAGCATTGGCAAGAAGTATGGCTATAATGTTTCTAACAGAAGGTTTAAATCCTATACCAATATCAAGATCGTTTTCAATCGTTTCGTTCATTATTTTTTCAACCTCCACTTCGACCTTATTCCTCTGCTCATTATAGTTTCTGGCAATAACATCTATTTGATCCAGTAATTTTTCGATATTGATCACGTTTACAACTCCCGAAATCTCTGTAATTGTTCTATAATATGAATTTATGTTTTTTAATTCTGCACATGATATGGTATTAGTAACAATTTTATCGTCTTTCTTTGGCGCGTTGGAACCGAAAGCCTCATTACTTTCCATTTTTGTTACCGACTTATTTATTATATTTTCAAGTTGTGATATTGGTACTGTGCTACTTTTGTCACTTTGAGTTATTACTGACCATTTCGTTGATCCTGCTTCCTCTGGCAGTGTTATTACCGAACCCGATACATATTTATTGGCCCATAATTGAACATTTTTTTTGAGAACAGTAATAGTATCTTCATAATCTTTAATCGCCGATAGTGTGTGATGACTAATAAACTTTGAAAAAATTTTTTGTTCTAGTATTTTACTTAATCTACCCGCAAGGACAATAATCTCTCTAAGAGTTCTTACAGGAAAATTTTTTGTTAAATATCCTTTATTAATATATTCTTGATATACTGATCTTAAAACTCTATATCCTTTTGTCGTCTTAAAAAGTGTTTTCTCGCGTTGCCCGGTTTTTTCGTTGTATTTCGCGTCTTCGACAGATTCGGATAAATAAAAATACGGAGCATTTAATACCGATTCTATTGATATGTCGGCCAGATATGCATAAGTTGATCCAACAAAATTACAAGAAATTTCAAAATTACCATTGCCAGAATTATATTTTGAGTTAAATTTAATCATATGCAACCTATATCTTATCGCTTTTCCATAATATCCTTTAACTGTTAAATAAAATATTGGCCACGGTATATGAAAAAACGCGGCGTATGGCGAATTTGCCGGCGACTCAAATAATGTTTTCCCTCTAACATCAATAAACTTTATATCTACTCTAGGTATGAAGTTTGCCCCCATAACTTTTATTGATATGTTTTCTATTCCAAAGCTTTGTGATGATGCGTCATTTTGAGTAAACTTATCCACAATTGGAATATTTACAGCTCCCATACCGAATCCAACCGTCTGAAATCCTGTGCCAGTTGGGTTTTTACCTATGAAACTATCTGTCCATTGCGTATCATAGTCCGCGCCATTCGAATTTTTCATAAAATTCAAAGTGCCTTCGGCTACAGACACCAACGTACTTTTGGCTCCGTCAGCAATCAATGTTGATCTCGGAATCAAGTCGGCCTCTAGATTAACATACATAACTAAATTTTCTGGTTCGACCGCTCTTGGTTCAACAGCGCCGTCAACTAATACACTGTTAGGATCAATGTATATAAGATTATTATGATCGACTTTGACCAAAATGTCATTTGTCGTTTTTAAATTATTATTCCCCATAATATAGTTTATACAATTCTATGTTTTTTTTATAATCTTGTAAAGTCGGAATAAGAGGAAACGGTATTCTAAGTAAAAAATTATTAGGAATTGCAAATTCAATACCGCCAACAATTGGATTTGCCTGTAATATTATCCACCCAAATAAAGGAGAATTATAATATTCCTGTGATAATTTATCCAATCTATCTTTATTACGTCTAAATTGAATATATCTATCAGTTGATTTAATTGGTATTTCAATTCCTGGAACAATTTTAAACTCTCCATCATTTATAAAATACTGATATCTATCAAAATATTGATCGTTCATTGCATATATTATTTTATCCGCCTGTGCCGGTAGCCAATCTGTAATAATTTAGTACAGATGTTGTTTTATTTCCACTTGTTCTGTGTACGTTTGTTAAATTTTGAATTACTGTTGGATCAGTAATTATAGATTCTGCCGGGTCTGAACTACCAAATTCAATAGTGTTACTATCTTTTCTTGTTGGGTATTTAGTAATTTTAAAATCTTTATTCTCTGGTGCCGGCTCAAAAAATTTATTTAATCTTTTCTTAATATTTTTCTGTATATTAGAATTAAAAGGATCTCTTTGATATAAATTCAAAATTTCTTGTTTTTTATCTCTTAATAAAATTGATAGAAAATAATATAAATCATCGGATGTCATTGTAGAACCATAAAAATTATAGGTTGTATCTAGATCTTCAGTAAATTTAGATTGATTTGCCTGTATGAATGATATTGCATTACTATAATTTTGATAAAACACACTGCCCGTAAATTCAGAGATATTTGCTCGAGTGTAAACAGTTTTTTCTATTTTACCGTCATAACCATATTCAATAAGAAAATTTAATTTATCTAGTACCGCAATAAGTTTATTTCTTGCAGATTCAGCGGCCTTTAAATACGATATGTTTTTTGGTAAATCATTTATCATGCCCACAACAGTCTCCAATACATATGGTTTTAGAATTTCTTCAGATCTTGTAATTATGGGCGCGGTCATATCGCTGCCAATTCCTATCAATGTGGTAATATTTTCTGTTTGTATCTTACCCGATATTATATTTCTAAAATTTAATGCAAATGTTTCTAACTCTTTGCGCGTAGGATAGTTACCTAATAGTTCAATTGTGGTTGTGCTTGCCCCTATTTGAACATTATAATCTTTTATTGTTCTATATTCTGGATGTAATATTAAACTTCCTAATTTTGTATCATATGTCTTTAATACGTTATTATATGATGACATAAATGTACTAATATATTGGTTTGTATTAGAAAAGACCTCATCAATTACTGAAGTATAATCTAATATTCCAAAAACTGGAGTGGTAACCGCTCCCGCTCCAAATCCCATTGTCTGATAGCCAGATATAGCTGGTTTTCCTATATATGGGCCGTCAATAACATTATCTGTTGACGATAATAAATCATTTGAATTTGTACCTATTGAGGATAATCTTTGATTTAAATCGTCCAGAAATTCTTTTGTATAAAATTCTTTCCTATCTTCTGTTGCTGTTGACCTTGGGTCATACATTTCAGTATTAGCATAAAAATTAGAAGACAACGCATTTTGTAATCTTTCTACGGGTCTTTCTAATCCATGACCACCAATGAAGCTTATTTGTAAAGTAACATCGGCAATCATGGGCTGAACTCCAATTCCTTCTGGATTTAAATCCCAAATATTCTCATCAAATGTTATATTTACGTCCCTAATAACAACTTTGGAGTGATAAAAATCTCCGATTCTCATTACGCATATCGGTGGAGGTCCAAATGTTGTGTTTCTTGCATTTAAATCACGATCATCTGATATTCCTTTGATTGGTAATGTGTCCCCTGGTCTAACACATTGATTTAAAAATGTTAACCTTGCGTTCAATCCTTCTGGCGTCATTGAATGAAATGCCGGATGAAAATATTTTAATTTTTCTTTTAATGATGAAAATTGTAATGGCGAATCTTCCTCAAGTTTTTTAAAATAATAACATTCTGATAATGTTTTCATTATCATTTTTTTTATTTCATCAATTGGTGGTGCCAATTTGACTCCTGTTGGCGAATCAAGAACTTCAACTGATTGTCGTTGTGCCGCTGTTGCCTGTGCGGCAGCATCTGCATCCTCTGCTTTTTCTGTTTGGTCGTCAGGATCTTTCAATTCATATACGATTTTACAATTAGCGTTTCTACATAAAAAAGTGGTTGGAGCAGATTTTTTAAGTTCCTCTGATGTTAAAAAATTAGACCCGTCGGCGCAATCAATATTGACTAAAGAGGTTATATCTGAAAGTACTGTTCGTGTTTCGCCTTCATTTATTGTTTCAAATATTCTTAAAACTCCATCTGTTGTATATCCCAAATCTTTTAACGCAATTTCCATTTGGGGTTCTACCATACGGGCATCTGATTTTGATGTGTTTTTATATGTCCACGGTATACTTTCTAGAACGTTCCATGCCATATCTGGATCTTTACATAATCTGAATATAATATCATTTAAAACATCACTACTTCTACGATAAGCCAATTCTAGATTAGAATGTTGGTCGTCTGGCGCGCTTGCACTTGAAGAAACTCTAACGCCTATTTGTTTAATTTTATCGCTCTCCAATAAACTTTTTATTTCTGTCATATTTGTGACATAATCATCAAAATTTTTCACCATATGATTAAATTCATTGTTAAGCGTATCTACCGAACAAGCGCTTATATCCTCAAACGCAGTATCTGATGGTTTGTTATTCACCTCTGTTATTTGACCTGATAAAAGATAATAGTCATGTATCTGATTATTGCCCCAAACTGTTGATGCTTTTAAATCTTTTATTCCTTTTTGTAACATTTCAATAATACTGTCTTTTTTACCGAGATATTCATAATAGTGTGAAGTATAATATATATTCGAATATAATGGGCCCGAAAGACCACTAATTACTCGTTCACCGGCAGTTAACGAAGTGATCCATTTTGGCGAATAAGACCACTGTTGTACAGTTACAGATGGCTTATCATTTTCAAAAAAGCAATCTACAGTAAATTCTGGCAATGACGGTGTGTTTTTTGGAACTGGCGTATCTGAAACCGGATCAATAAATATTGTTTTATTTCTTGTTACAACCTGTGGACTTTTACTTTGATTTAGATACGCCAAAAGCGCCTTAACTTCATCAGGCGTTAATGTTGTGTATTTTCTTACCAAACCATAAAAATCAACATCCTGACATCCAGCAAAAAACGCGTTAATATAGTTATCAGCTTCTGCATCCGACATACCTTCAAAATGCTTTTTTACTAGAAGATTTAATATGCTTGGGTGATCTACAATAACTTTAAATGACACTTGACCACTTCTAGATGTGTTATTATATGTATAAATTGGTTCGGGTCTACCTAAAAAGAAATTTTCTTCCCATTTTGCGTTATTTTGCTCCGTAACCTTTAAGTCATAAGGAGGAAACCACATAACCCTTCCGCCATTTGGACCTTTTTCACAACACGGCAAATCCGCGTATGTAAATCCTGGCGTATTTGATGTTTTCCACGCAAGATTTTCTATTGAGAACATATATTTCTTAGCAAAAAACCCTCCTTCTCTTTGTGCCATATTAGACGAGCTGGCATCAAATTCACCCTTTGCGTTTGAATTAGGATATATATTTAAATTCCATGAGTTTGTTAAAACGCTACTTTCAAATTTCCTATAATTACCGGATTTCTTCATGGTATCTGAGTAATTCATATAGGAAATGTCTTTTGTCCATACTCTACAATATTCAACGCCTCTTTCTTGTCCGCTATACTGATCAATATATTTTATAGCAGAACCCCTTGACATTGATGTGTCGCCCTCCCTAAAAATTCTACTTGTCTGATCAATAACATTAGCAACATGAGAACGAGCGGCTCCACCATCAGCCGGCATTGTTTCAAGTATTTCTTGTGTTAATCCTAAAATTGATCCATCTTTAAAATTGTATTTTGTTGATACTGAATCATCATATTGAGAAATACCATGCGTTCTTTTATACGATTCGGTTGATTCCCCTTCATTTGTTAATACCCCAACATATGTTTTTGTTTTGTCTAATAGATTTTTTGATTTCGTACTAATCCATGTTAATTTACCTGCAGATCCTCCTCCATCAACAATGTTCTTTGTTCTTTGAAATAGTGTTGCTTGTATAGGATCAAACATCAAAGAAAGATAATAACTACTTTTTACTGGCCTATCATCAATATTCATTGCGTTTTTAACATCATTTCCTCTATCGTCACCAATATATGCAATACCCGCTGGCGCTTCGACGCCTAAGAAATTTTTTACTGACTGTGCTGTTTTATCAACAAAATTAAATATTTTTGATGTGTTTTGTGATCTTGCTGTCGTGGTATAGTTGGGGGCATATTTTGAATACGAAAGATTATCAAATAAGGTTGCTTTTTGTCTTTGACCCATATATTCAATAAACAAATCGGAAGGTTTTCTTGTAATTGTCGGTCTTCTTCCAATTCCAAATAAGGATCCTACCGCTCCTGTTGCATCTTGAGAAGCACTTCCTCCTTCGGTTTGCGCTTCAGGTCTAATATTTCCGCTGCCAACCGGATTGCGCGGGTTTGATAAATAGTCTCCAGGAATCTCTGCCCACGGAAATTCAACGCCGGCAACAGTTTGCATAAAATCAATACCTTTTCCCACTAATGTACTAGCAACCGTAATTCGTGGATTACTTTCGATTAGGGGTTCTCTACCTGTTAATATGTTTATTGCTGTTGTTGTATTACCTTCTAACGCATCAAGAATTCTAAGTCTACCATATGTTGTTGCATATAAATTTTGTTGCAATCTTGAATAAACCGGGCCGTATTCAGATTCCCTTATATACCATGAAGCAAATTTCATTAATTCCGATTCGTCCTCATAACTACTGGTATTCATTATACCAATTAAATTATGCGTTTGTGATACAAAATATGGATATAGAGCTAGATTTGCCCTTCTTGCGAATGTATTAAGATTTTCATTTATAAAGTATTCAATTGGTTTAAATGTATTTATGGTTTGTGATCTTAATAATTCGGGCGAGCGTGTATCTTCAACGTCTCCAGGATCTACATTAGCGAATGTGTTTAAATTACTAACACTATAATTACTTTCATTAAATGTTTGAGGGCCGTTTGGGGCCTTTAAAGTTTTAGATAAAACAAAATCCCTGAAACGTTTACTAGCATTAAAATCTACATAGCTTGGCATCTTATACTTTTAATAATAAATACCAACTATCTGAAAATTCATATTAATTTGGATTTATAAAACTATCTTTTAAATTAGCCTGCCATCTTGGATCTCCCCAAAATATTTGTGCAATTCGATCCATCGATGCTGACGTTGGAACAATATTTATATCAATAATTTTTCTTTCAACGGTAGAAGACGGCGTTACGGGATTTTCTGAACGGCCCAATTTTTCCGCTGCAACAACATTCATTGAATTTGCTCCTGTATTTACTTCTCCTCTTTGTTTTTCTTCCTTACTTTCATTCGTCTTATTAAGATTATCAACCCAATTTGACGCCATTTCACCGATATTTACAAGTCCATCCCATTGTTTAATTGATTCTTCTGCATATTTATCAAATCCTTCAATTTGTTTCATTCCTATGCCTGAAAGACCCTCAGATAATTTTTTAACAAGATCACCATCTATTCCTAGGGCTTTCTCTACTATATCCGCTGCATTGTGACCAATCGTAACTCTCATATATCCTCTCAACGCAGACATGTCTCTTTGAATATTTTCGAGAGCCATAACTTGCTGTCTTGGTATGTCTTTTGGATCCATTTTTGTGAGAAGCTCTTGTTGATCTATAATTATCTCTTTTTGTTCTTGTGTCATACTATCTAGAGCTAACGAAGTTTGGTCGTTATTCATTTTTAAATCATCTCGTAATGTCTTTGGAATGTCAATAATCATTTTACCACCTTCCATTCGAGCTAAGTTAGTTAAAAATTCTATCTCTTTTTCTGGTATATTAAAACTTAACCCCGATAAATCATAAGCCGCCTCAGTTCTCTCCGCCTGAGCAATGGCAGTATCACTTAACTCTTCCAAACTCATACCAAGTTCATCGGCCATTGCTTTTGCCTGTCTAAGTTGAACTCCCGTTACCTGAAATCTGCCTTGTTCTTCATTATATGTTACTAACGATCTCGTTGCTCCAATTATCGCGTCCTGTAATCCCTCAACATTATTTGTTGCCATATACATTAATTTAATTGGATCATTTAAATCTCCAAATGCTCCACCAATAACCTGTAAATTTGCAACAATATCAAGTGCTTTATCTGGACTCCAGACATTTTCGGCCAACGTGAACACATTTTGCATATTCATTCTGAATTCTACCGATTTTTGAGCCATTCTAGCTAAACCATCTACCCCATCTTTAAAACCATATTGATTGATCTTTTTTAGATTTTCGGCAACCATGGCTACTGTTGTTTTTCCGTTTAACCCAAGAGCTAGAGATCTCATTGCCATTTTTTCAATTAAAGTAGACATATCACGAACGCCTAATCCAATTCTTTCGAAATCTTTTCCCATATTGACAAAAGCTCCCATACTTTCAGTAAATTTACTTGCTAAAGCCATGTCTTTCATTGTGTCTTCGTTAAGTAATTTAAATTTTCCTGAGTTTGCAACTAAATTTCCAACAGATTCCGAAAATTCTTCAAATCCTATACCTAATTTTGTTATCCAGGGGGAAGCTTCCATAATTTCACCTCTAAACGCTTCAGCAAGTTCCCCTGTCATCATAGCTTTTTCATTAATCTCTCGATAAAGCTTGTTAGTTTGTGATAGATATAAAAGAACCTCGCCTTGAAGAATACTTCCTATTTTTTTTAAACCCGCGCCCCATCTTCCTGAAAATATATCAACAAGACCTCCAATAATTTTTTCTCCGCCTTCTATCGTTCCAAATTCAGGCAAATTCATTGTTGTAGGAGCATACTGAGTGGCCATTGCTCGATTGATAAATCCTCCTGTTCCTACTCCTGTTGGTTTAAGTATATTTTGACTAGCGACATCCGCCTTTTCTTGATTTGTTAACGCGTTAAAGGCTATCCGAGCATTTGTTGTTTCTGCCTCATATAACAGAGAATCATGCGGATCTATTTTGTTCGTCCACTCAGAAAGAAAATTTGGCCAATTCTGTTTCCCACCTTTTGCAATATCTATTAATTTAGAAGTAATTCCCATATAATATAAATAGATTATTTCTTATTTTCCTGTTCGATGATATAATTAAAATAATATCTTCTTACAAAAATTGGCATAACAAGAATATCTCCGTAAGAAAATCCTCGTTTAACTAACATAAAAATTTCTTTTAATTGACTTTCTCTATATTCCGTAGAAAGGACGAAAAAATTCCACCCCAAACCCAATCTCAGCTTGGATCTCTTCTCCTGATGGGGTAGTTACTTTTTGAGTTAAATCAACTCCTGGTTTATTTTCAATTGCATATTTTCTGAATTCTTGAGAATCAACAATAGGCATTTTATTTTCAATAAAACTATGTATCTGCATAATATCTCTGTTTCCTCCAAGAGATTTAATCATCATTTCGATCCTTTTTGTTACAATGGGGGCCGCTCCAATACCATTCCAGCTTTCTTCTATCTTTTTAAGTTCCGTTTCTTGTTTTTGTGTTAAATATTTAAACGTAATATCAATTCCACACTTTTTGAGATAATATGGGTATTCACCATTTATGTCGGCAACCAACGAAAAATCTTTTATTTTAAGACAAGATAAATCTATTGTCGTTTCAAATTTTTCTCTGGTTTTCGGATCTGTTAATGTTATTTTATATTCGGAGCCAAAAGATGTGTTTCTTAAAAAAATTAATATTGCCTGTTTGTCTTCTTCCACAATATCCTCAGCCATCAGATCTTTATCTAATACTTTTCTTCTTAGTAATTCCATAACAACGCCACCAGTTGATGCTAGATTTGGTGATGCCAAAACATTTTCGTCTGCGGCGGTCAAATATGCCACTCGAACTGTTTTTTTATTGTTTTGATACATAATCCCTTTACTTGGTAATTCAACAACGTCATACGCTATTGAAGGGTCAATTTTAAATTCTTCCATGTCTTTTTATTTTATTATAATAAAACCATATTTTTTCTTTAAAACCTAAATTAATATTTAAATTTTTAGAATAGTTAATAATCTTATTATATAAATCAGGATGATTATTGTTTAACCATTTTTCTTGCGTCTTATATCCAGATCTATTTGCGGTTGTAAAAAAAGAAAAATCCATATACCTATTTTGTCATAAATATACGGATTTTATTTCAGGATGTCAAGGATATGTAAAAATATTTTTATATTTATTACATAATATATTGATTATCAGTATTTTAATACACTTGTATACAACGATCCATACGTAAAGTTGCATCAATAGTTGCTAAATCGTCTCTTCCATAGTCCAAATCTCCAAAATTGAGAGTTGATAAGAAAGTACCTTGAAGAATCCATTTTTCAACTACAACACCTGTTGGGTCTAACATTTCTAATTCAACGTCTTTCTTGTACCCAGCAGCGTACCCCATTCTACCTGTAACGCTTTCCGCATGTAGACGGAACCATTCCATTAGTGCTTGTGACGCAGACGGACCTATTGGGTCTTTAAATTGGACTTTTAATTCTTCCCATGTAAATCTTCCAGCAACATATGTTGATGTATTTAGGAATTGAATTTCCACAGGATTAATTTTTGCACTTGGTCTTGTTGCTGAGAATACATACCATTCATTGATTCCCAAACTTGATGGAAATCTTAAAATAAATCTATTTTTTCTTTTTGGCTCGTAAGGTACGGGCATCTTCATCAAAAGGTCGGCCATTTTTCTTTGTTTTTAAATGTTTATTAATTATATTTGTTATTTATAAATATATCATTATGGAAAAAAATAATATAAAACAAAAAATTACATGGTATATATCAAATTATTTTTAATTATTTTATAGAATAACTTGATTTTGTCAAAAATTTTTCGTATTTTTCGGTCCAACACCAAGGACCAATACCGGGGACCAATACAAGAATCTAGAAGAATATTTATATTAATTGGTCCAGATTATAAAAAGATCATATATAATTGATCCAGAAATATAATAATTAGAAAAAAAATTGCAAAATTATACTAGTATGATCCTGGGTGAAATTTTTCAAAAATAAAAAAGAGTAGTTTCCTACTCTTTATTTTAAATCTATATTGAGACTAAATATTCTCAAATGATGCTCCTGTTGGTGTGATTATAAATTCTATGTCTATAAATTCGAGAGATCTTGTTGGTTTGATGTAGATCTTACCTCTAAGAGTATTACTATCGATATCTTCAGGGTCATTGGAAACAACCAAACGGAAGTCATATAGTCCTCTCTCTTTCTTAATTGCTTCAAGAATTGGATTAACCAATCTTGCAAATTCTGCTCTTACTTGTTCATCATTCTGTTCGAATAATAATCTTACAGCGACCGCAGCAATCAATTTTCTTGCTCTTAGTAACAGTCTTCTAACATTAATTCTATCCAAAGCGCTCTCTCTAATCTGAAGAGTTTTGTTACCCCAAATAATTGGACCGGTATCCGAGAATGTGGCGATTGGATTAATTCTCATTCTATAAAGATCATCTCTTTCGTCAAGGGTTAATTTTTTGGCCGCTTTAATGGCGCTTACAATACCTCTTGAATATCCTGCTACTGCAAACCATGGATAAGAAACATTGTCTGTCAAAGCAATGTTTCTTAAAACTTCGCCAGTAGGTGGAATATAAAGTTGTGTTGAATTTTCATTATCTCTTATCTGAATCCATGGCCAGTATAAAGCCGAGTAATTGGAGTCGAGATTAATTGTATCGACCAAGTCAATAATTTCAAAAACTGTTTGAACGTTTGGTGTCGAAATTATATAAAGAGAATCGGCTCTGTCCTCCTCAACCATATCTATGGCTTCTTCGGTTAATGAAGAATTATCATAAAAGTTAATACCTGGTGTAGCAAAAATATTGATATCAATAGCTTCGGCATTACCAAATGTTGTAATGCCCGCAAGATATGCATAATAGTCTGAATTTCCGATATTGGGATCAAAACAGCCACCATTATCTGTATTATTGTCATCATAAGTTGCTTTACCATATTTGAATTCGTCTCCAAATGTTCTTACATCTCGGTAAATGTCCCAACCATCAAATCCTCCGTTTAAAGCAAATGTAAATTTGCGATATGTGATGTCTATTAATTTATTATCGACTCCTCCTGTTTGTCCTTCTAGATCATATGGTGTACAATCAAATTCAAAACCTGAAATAGTACTACCTGTTAATATTGCTGCTTGAGAAGATAAATGGAATCCAGGCGTTGTTGTGTTAGCGTTTTTACCTTTAAATTTAAACATACTATTATCGTATCCTATTTGAGTGGATAATCCTAACATAACTCTTCTGATTTTATCTCCGGAATAGTCTTCTTGTATTCCATCCCATGTATATGTAACAGCATCACCAGCATTATTGTATTCGGTTTTAAATAAAACTCCTCCTAATACTGATGTATCTAATTGATCAGTAGTAAATCCTCTAAATCCTGCAGGAATAGCATCGGTAGGATGATCATTTGCCATCTCCAACATAATATATTTTGATCTTAATTCATATTCTGTGTCCGATGTTCCAACTTTCAATGCAATATATCCAGGTAAATCCGGATTCATAGAACATCTTGAAAATCTTTCAAGTGTAACCATATTTTCGTCTGTATCATTGAAATCACGGACAAGAATATCAAATTCGGCAGTATCAAGGTCGATGTTTATTATACTGATTTTAACTTGAACATTCGATGCATCTCCGTCAGAAATAGCAATTACTCTAAATAGATCAGCAACAACTCCGCCTCGTACTTCTGATACAACATATGGTGAAGCTGCCGTTTGCCATGTAGTTAAAAAGTCTTCGTCAACACTATGATAAATTGGAGTTACACTTAGACCTCTAATTAATCCACGGTCTTTTAATGCTTCAGCAAATTTTGGATATGATTCAAAAACATATATTGGGTAATTGGTTTCATTCTTGTCGAAAATGCTGGTTCCCAATACTTTTCTTATGTATTTAGTTGATGTGTTATTTAAAGAACACACGAATGACCTTGTTTCTCCGACTTCGCCATCTGTAGTGACAGTAAGTGTAAATTCTTCTAATGGATCTGTTTCAATTGCATCACCTGTCATAGTTAGTCCGGTTTGTTCTGTCACTTGTAAAGATAATGTGGATATGCGATAAGAACCTCGCGATCTTAAAGCTGCAAGTACAATATTGTCATACTCATTTATAGTAACTCCTTCGTATGTAAATCTTGTTACTCCAAATTGTTCTGTGGACGCCGAATAAACAAAAAGATACGAATATACATTAATGTTGGGGCTTGTTCCATCAAAGAAATAATTATACCAGGCAAAATTTGTAATATCACCAATTGGCCCTGTAATTTCCGAAACCGCGTATAAACCCGATGTTGCAGATTCTGGTACTAATCCTATAGTAAACCATTCGCTATCATTGTATACATTACTAGAAATAAATTCAGTAACAGAACTGCCATCTGTGGCGGTCTTTCCTGATAATTCAGAATACATAGTACTACCAGTTATACCTGTCGTTGTTGGTATTAATGTTGCTGGCGCGCTTTCACTTGGCGTTGCGGTAGAGTCGAAATCAAGACTACCTAATGTTGCAATACCATATGTTGTTGCAGGCAGATACCCGGTTAAACCAAGAATTCTTGTTACAAATAATTGATTTGATTCCGCAAGATATGATTTGGCGAAATATGGAAGTTCGTATGATGGATTATCATTACCGTCTTTTAACGGGGATGTTGTTCCAAAATATGTTCTAAATTCGTCAAAGCTTTTTATTAATACAGGTTCAAACGCAGGTCCTTTTAGCGTTTCACCTACCATGCCCAAAGTAGTTACTCCAACACTTTGTGCAACGAATGTTAAGTCTTTCTCGGAGGTATATACACCCGGAGAAACGAATACTCTGTTTGATGTTGCCATTGATTCTTATAGTTAGTTAATTATTTATTACTTTTATTACTAATAAATATCTTTATTTTTATCAAAGAATTAATCATTAAAAAATTAAAAGATAGTATTTTATCTTTTTTTACTATTATTTATCTTTATATATAAACGATATGAATAAAAACATTAAAATCAGTGAAAAACATCATCAAATATTAAAATCCTATTGTGATAGAACAGGATTAAGAATGTATCGCGTAATAGAAAAATGGATTGATGAGTTGGACAGAACAAAGAAAGATGATGGATTAAAATCAAAAAGAAAAGACATATATGATGAGGCATAAATTACCTTAAATACACAATTCCAATTCTAGAACCAACAACAGGAGTGTATTGATATGTTACCTGATTTCCGGACCAAGTAAATCCATTACCATCTTCTTCTACAAGTCCGTTAGTTTCAACATAAATTACATCAGATATTTGATGATCGACAGTAAAAACTAAAGAAGATCCATTATATTCAAAATATTGGGTTGATAAGAATAATAATCTTCCATATGAATCTTGAAACACATTACTTTTGCCCGCATAATATAATATTGTAATAAGACTTCCGGCGATTGGCGCGGTCACAAAAGTTATTCTTGGTGTTCCTGTGATCCAATAATAATCAATATCTCTTTGCTGAACTAGTCCGTTAATTGCGACAAAAAATAAGAATCCAATACTTTCGCCAACGCTAAAAGTAATTTGTGTTCCATTTGCGGTAAATGACGCAGTCGTAACTTCAATAGTTCTATTTGTATATTTTTTTGTATAATTTTTTGTATCCAAAAATTCATACATTAACATTGCTCTTGCTATTGCCGGCTTAACTTCAAATTCCTCGGAATCAATTAAAAACCCCAACATTGTAAATTCATATGTTTGTAAATAAAATCTACGATTTTCCAAGGAGTCAATTGGAGAATTATCACTAATTCTATCCAAAATAATTGGAATATAATGTCCTTTTACTGTCGTGTATGATTGTCTTGATGAAAACCTTTGTAACACAATTTTATTAAATTTATTTAAATCTCTAAATTTTTGACAAACTATTATCACCTCAAATCCTATATCAATAGCAACCGGCTGTGGCATTTTGTAAACATCTGCTCCTGCCATATTGCCGTTCCATGTTTTAACAGTTGCATAATAAATCTGTCTTCTATCGGGAATTGTTCTTTGAATATTCGGGTTAGTTCCGGGCTGAACATCGGGCTTTCTTATGACGCCAATAAATGGAACTTTCATATTGCCATCTTCATCAGAGAATGTCCAAGTATTTGTAATTTCGCCCCATCTTTGAATAGTTAAAATTTTCGGTATTATAGGAATTTGAGTACCATCAGAAATCACCTTTAGATTTGATTTAACGAACTCCAACATTCCCATATCTAAATCATCATGTAATATCTCATCAGGTAAATAGGTGTCAGATTTCGTTATTCTATCCAATAATTCTTGTCTTCTAGGAACCAGCTCCTCGGATGATGGCTCTGTTCCGACTTGTCTATAAACATTGATGTTATTTTTCTTTGGTAAACCCATATTAAATTCCTCTAAATTCGTTTTCTTGTACTGGCACGCATATTATTGTTCTATATGATGGTTTATATCCGAAATGATGATGTTTATTATCTGCATTAACTTTACCATCGTTTGCAACAGTATAAAATCTCACTCTACTTTCGCTATCAGGATATCCGACATAATCGCCAAATTTTATGTCTATACCCAAATCCGCCAAATGTTTTACATATACAGATAAAATCATATTACCGGGTTCGAGATATCTTAATATACCACTTTTATACGATTTCATTTCTGCAGAAACAACATGAACTAACGCATTAAATTCAACCGGCAATTTATATTTAATTTGATCTTTTCCAACTTCGCCATAAACATCATCTGTGTCTGTTGTTGTTCTATCTACAGAATAAAGAACGGGTTTCATGTTTAAGTCGCCGTGCAAATATTCAATACCTAGCTGGATATGTAAATCAAAATCATCTTCCGAAAAAAACTTCGAAAGCCTCGTTATGGGGAGTTTATTTTCTGCCATACATATAAATAGTTTAAAAAATCATTCTAATTATGTATATTATACTATAATTTAAATATGGAGACAAAGATACCTGAAATTGAGGCGAGAAACATTCTATTGACATATGATGGGGCCAACAATCAGTTAATAGAATGGAAAACAAAATTTTTAAATAATAAAAATTTTAAACTAACACGCCCACAAGCTGATTACGTATTGAAATATCATCAAACAACGCCAAAAGTTGCTAGAAAATACATTGACATTGTTGCATCGTTTGGAGAAAAGATACAAGAAGAGAAATTACTTCCAAAACCAATTGAAAAGATATGGTGTGAGAAATTATTGTGTGAATCAGACAAAGCTTTTCATATTTGGGGTAAAATTTTTGATACGGAGCAAAATCACGGAATATGGCTACCTAAAGGAGCAGTGTTACAACCCGAAAAAAAGTTAAATCGTGTTATAGATTATTCAAAATACAGTAATCGCCCTCCTCTGCCATGGCAACCATTAGCAATTGAAAAACTTTTGGCTAATGATAAGTTCATTTTAGCAGATGAAATGGGCCTTGCAAAAACTGGCTCGTCGATTATGGCGGCTTTAGAATTAGGAGTAAAAAAAGTTTTAATTGTGTGCCCTGCATCTGTTAAAATTAATTGGAAAAAAGAAATACGATTCTATACAGATAGACCAGTTTTAATTGTTGAAGGTCGAAAATGGGGATCAACTTATGATTTTTATATTATAAATTATGATATTCTTAAAAATTATCACACAACAGATAAAAAAGAAGAAAATGATGATTTAAAGTTAATAACTAAAGAGAATTTCGAACTTGCAATCGTCGATGAAGCTCATTATGCCTCTAATGCTACCGCAAATAGAACAAAATTGATAAACGATATTCTCGAAAATATTCCCAAAATATGGTTATTAACTGGAACTCCAATGACTAACAGGCCAATTAACTACTATAACTTATTAAAATTGGTTGATTCATCTGTAGCATTGAATTGGCAACACTATGTTAAAAGATATTGTAAAGGATTTAGGATGAAAGTTAATGGTAGAACAATATGGAATACAAGTGGTCATAGTAATTTAGATGAATTAAGGGAAAGAACCAAAAGTGTTATGTTACGAAGGTTAAAATCTGAAATATCCGGTCTGCCAGAAAAAACTATTTCTCCAATATATCTTGAATTAAAGAGCACGTATTATAATGAAGAACTGGAAGATTTCATGAGAATTAGTGAAGAAAACAAACATCGGACAACTCTTAATATTAATACTCAAGAGGAAGAACCCGATCCAGAGAATGTTGTTGCTATTTTGGGCCGTCTTATGAAGGTTAGACAGGTTCTCGCATTTGAAAAAATACCATATACTTGTGAATATATAGATAAATGTCTTGAACTAGATAAAAAGGTTCTTGTTTTTACCAATTTTACTATGCCGTTGGATATATTACACGAAAAATACCCCAAAAATTCAGTAATATATGATGGTAGAATGTCTGCAACCAAAAGGGAAGAAGCAAAAGAGAAATTTCAGAATGATCCAAAAATAAAAATCTTAATTGGTAATATTATTGCTGCTGGCATTGGTATAAACTTAACCTCCGCCGAAGTTGTTATAATGAATGACTTATCGTTTGTTCCTTCTCATCATTCACAAGGAGAAGATCGGGCATATCGCCAGGGACAAATGAAAGATGTTCTTGTATATTATCCAATATTTGAAAACACTATTGAAATGATTATTTATAATATTTTACAAAGGAAAAAAGATGTCATAGACCAATCAATAGGTGATGGAGAATATTCCGAAAGTTTTGGCAAAGAATTACTCAAGGAGTTGTTTTAATCCTCATCAGGAATTTTGCAAGACGATTCATGAAAACATTGTCATCGTATTCACCAATCACTATTTTAACATAAAGCCTTCCTCCTTTTTTCGTTTTTTTTATGGTACTCTTTTCATCAATCGCATTTTCAATTTGAAGATCAATATGTTTTTCAAAACAATATCGATTTAAATCAAGCAGAAGATCGGTCATCTCATCAATTACATTTTTCGTCATATTATTAGATATTTGAGTTTGTTTTGTTATTATATCAAATATACAAATATTTATAGAAAAAGTCAAATTATGGCAACAGTTATTAGTTCAACCGACAGAGAACGTCTTTTTACCCAAGTTCTTCATCTTTTAGGGATGCCAGTTCGTGGAGTCGAGATTACAGAAGAACAAATGGATTCACTTTTGGAATTATCAATATCCGAATATGAACAATATGTAAATGATTGGTTGATCGAATCACAGTGGCCAACATTGGCAGGACTAGATATTGACACACAATCTTTAACAAGAGCATTTACTACAAGAAGTTTGGACTATCAGACGCAATATACATATGCATATTCTAAAATTGTGGGATTACAAGCCGGCGGTAAATATGTGTTAAAAAAAGATAGTTTTCTTTTAGTTGCTGGACAACAAACATATGTGATTCCTGCTGGCCGTGAAATAAATGAATTATTATGGTTCACGAGAGCCGAATTAACAGATTCAATTATTGATCCATTCTTAGGTGGATTTGGTGGGCTCGGTGGCGTTGGATTTGGTGGCGTTGGAGGATTTGCTCAGGTTGGGGTATCGGGTTCATATTTCATGTTACCAGCATACGACCTTTTATTAAGGATGCAAGATAGAAATATAAAAAATAGATTAATTGGCGGAGAATTAACATATAGAATTACAGCACTTGAAACCGGCGAAAAATTAGTTCATTTATACAATACCCCAGGCGGAAGATTTGATTTCGGATCTATAAGAAGTAACAATTATGCCGTTTGGTATTGGTATTACGATACGGTCAGTCATGATGATTGTCTTGATCAAAATAAAGACATTGTTAAATTACCATCGGATGTCGATACCGAATTTCTTACGTGGGACAAATTAAATGGACCTGCTCGAAACTGGGTAAGAAAATATTTTATTGCCTATTGTAAAGAAGCATTAGCAAGAATTTGGGGTAAATTTTCAGGAGAATTACAAGTTCCAGAAAGTGCAGTGAAATTAGACTATCAAAGTTTACTTACTGAGGCAAAAGATGAAAAATTAAAAATGATTGAAGAATTAATGGCCAGATTAGAAAGACTTCGTCCAGATAAAATGCTTGAAAGAACGGCAAATGAAGCCGAATCTCTTAATAAGAGTCTCAAATACAGAGCAATGGTCTATCCAATTCAAGTAATTTAAAAATAATTTTTTATTTCAATTTTTTTTGTTTATATTTGTTGCGTTAAGACAAATTACGGAAAATCCGTAAATTAATGTGTCAAATTAAAGAATATAAACATGAATGAGGTTATTTCACAGGAAGCTATCGGAAGCTTTCTTAATGGAGAAGATCCAGAAGAATACATTGTTGGTATAGAATATGATTATAGAACCAACACAATCTTTAAAATACTTCAAGATCCCAAAGCGGGTAAGGTTATAAAACAAGATACTCTTGTTCCGTTTTTATGGGTAGGAGACATGTCTGGTCTTAATTTTTATAAGAACAGCAAGGCTACTCAAAGACAAAAAATGGAAGAACATAGTATTACAATTGAGCCATTAAAAACGCACGATAACACAAGACTTAAAAACGGATTCAAATATCTCGTAAAATCATATAAAGGATATACAAGCCTTATTAATTTTTTTAAACAAGGCGGAATTGATCCCTGGAGCGAAAAATATAAGAAACATTTCCAAGTATTATCAGTATCAGAGCAATTTTTAATGCAGAAGAAAAAAAGGTTATTTAAAGGTATTGAAGATTATTCTGAAGTGTATAAGTTTTTTTTCGATATTGAAACCACAGGATTAAATCCAGAAACAGATAAAATAATATTAATTGGAGTTAAAACCAATCGTGGATATAAAAAACTTTTTGACGCATCCGGCGAAAACGGAGAAAAAAGATGTATTGAAAATTTTTTTAATATTATTAAAGAATTAAAACCAACTATTATATCCGGATATAACTCAGCTTCTTTCGACTTTCCATTTATTTTAAAAAGAGCAGAAATTTTAAAAATGGATATTCAACGAATAACTCAAATTTTAACAACAGAAGGTATTAAAATAAAAAAAGGTATCTTGAAATTGGCTAACGAAGTTGAACAGTACAATCAGCATCTTTTATGGGGGTTTGATGTCATAGACACATCTCATTCAGTTCGCAGAGCTCAGGCAATTAATTCAGAAATCAAGTCATGGGGATTAAAATATGTAACCAAATATCTTGAAAAAGAAAAACCCAATAGAATTTATGTTGATGGCGCTCATATTTCCAAAATTTATCTGGAGAATGAAAGTTATTATGTAAATCCTAAGTCGGGCGGTTGGAGAAAAATTGGAGATCCGGGAACCGAGGGTCTTTTGGAAAAATATCCCGGTAAATATGAAATTTGGCCGGGTAGAAAACTTATAGAACAGTATCTTGACGATGATTTGTATGAGACAATGGTAGTTGATGATTCATTTAGTCAGGCGACATTCTTATTATCAAAATTAGTACCAACGACATATGAAAGAATAGCAACAATGGGTACTGCGACCTTATGGAAATTGATTATGTTGGCATGGTCATATCAAAATAATCTTGCAATACCCGAAAAAGACGAAAAAAGAGATTTTGTAGGGGGATTATCCCGATTATTGAAAGTCGGATACTCAAAAGACATTGTAAAATTTGACTTTGCCTCTCTTTATCCTGCTATTGACCTTGTTCATGACATATTTCCTGATTGTGATGTATTGGGAGCATTGAAAGCAAAACTAAAATATTTTCGTAATATTCGTATTAGATATAAAAGGCTCATGGAAGATTATGAAAAAACAGATATTACATTATCAGAAAAATATGATAGAAAACAGTTACCTCTCAAAATATTTATTAACGCCTTTTTTGGATCACTATCGGCCCCTAAAGTTTTCTATTGGGGAGATATGAATTTAGGAGAAATGACAACCTGTATTGGAAGACAATTTCTTCGTATGATGATTATGTTTTATTCAAAAAAAGGATATGTTCCTCTCACGATGGACACCGATGGCGTCTGTTTCTCAACGCCTTACGATATTAATAATCATATTTATATCGGTAAGGGAAATAACGAACTTGTTGAGAAAGGTAAAGAATATGTTGGTATATACGCCGATACTGCGGAATTTAACGATATATTCATGAGAAAAGAAATGGGATTGGATATTGATTATACCGCTCTCGCAATGATTAACATATCAAAAAAGAACTACATATTAAAAATAATCAAAAAGGGAAAAGTAAAAATAAAAGTAACAGGGAATACTCTTAAATCTAAAAAATTATCACAATATATAGTTGAATTTCTAGACGAAGGATTCAAATATCTATTAGATGGCGACGGATTGTCATTTATAAATCTGTACTATGATTATATTGATAAACTATACAATCATAAGATACCATTAGTGAAAATAGCTAACAAAGCTCGTGTTAAACAAAGTATTAGTGATTATAAAAACCATATAAAAAAGAAAAACAAGGGAGGAATATTAATGGCTCGTCAGGCGCACATGGAACTTATATTACAAGACGAATATCCGGCATCGCTTGGAGAAACAATATATTATGTGAATAATGGCACTAAAAAATCTGACGGAGATGTTCAAAAAATAACAAAATATATTGATAAATGGACAAAAAGCCAATTAATAGAGTATCAAACTACTCATAATGGAAGTCTTCCACCAAAAGAAACGCGTATTGAAATTAACTGTTACAGAATATCTGAAAGTGATATTTTAAATAATCCCGAAATGACAGGAGAATATAATACCGCTCGATATATTACCAATTTCAATAAACGAATTCAACCATTACTTGTTGTATTTAAACCCGAAATTCGTAACGATATATTAATTGAAGACCCAAAAGACAGACAATATTTTACCACAATACAATGTGAGCTTGATAGCGGACATCCATTGAAACCCGAAGGACAGGGAACATTAGAAGAAGTTTTAACATTATCTGATGGCGAAGTAATATTCTGGAACCGCGTAAATAAAGACCCATATTTTATGTATGTTGATAATAGTCTATCACATGTTGATCAATATTGGGTGGAACATAATAAAAAAGTTGTCCATCTTGAGGCCGCAAGTAGTAAAATTGTCGAAGAAGACGAAATCATTTCCAATGATGGGAATGATCTTGCTTATCACGCAATCCAGGTCTAGTTAATATGAATATAAAGTTTTTCTCTGATTGGAACAATTAATTTCGTTGTATTGTTTCCCACGCCATCAGTAAATTGAATTGTAAATTTACCTTCAAATTTACCAATTTCGGATGTTTGTTCTTCGGTGAACCTATAAACAATATAATATTCGTCTGTTGTCTGATTATATTTTTTAATCCTTAGAGCTAATGATGCGGTTGCTCCCAAAATAATCGGTGTTCCGGTTTTAACATTTGACATTTCAAATGTTATTTCGGAATTTTCCAATAAATCATTGAATGATGATTTATCGTTTTTTCCGTCATCAATTAATCTCATTTTTAAAATTGGGTCTGTTGCCCCTTGTCTTATATAAAAATCCATATGTTATAAATATATATGTTATGCGTTATTTGAGTTATTATTATAATAACACATTGCTCCAGTAACATCTGCTAACCATAAACTAGCATCTGTTATTAAAGGAATAGGTGTGTTATTATTATATACGGTAGTTTCCACATTAGTAACAAAATTACCATCCCTTGCGCCATTTCGTACAAAAAGTCCTGTATCCCGGATCTGTATATGTTAAATATTGCATTGATATTTTATTTTATAATGAAAATCATCATTAATTTTTTCAATTTTATAAAAGTTTATTATTTATACCAATTTTAAACATATATAATCGTTTCGTTATTATTCGCTGCCAAAGAAACTATATCTCCGTCAGGATTGCCTCCGTCATTCGTTTGGAAATATACAGGTACTGTCAGTGTTATCGTCTTGCCTATAATGTTATGAAATACATTATCATCCCCTGATGTCCCTCCAAGTGAAGTATTGGCTGCCGCGAGTGCAGGAAGGCTGATAGTAGTTAAGGCGGTACAACCGGCAAAACAAAAATATCCTGCCGTAGTAAGTAATGGTAGGCTGATAGAGGTTAAGGCGGTACAAGAATAAAAACAAAGATTTCCTGCCGTAGTAAGTGCCAGTAAACTGATAGAGGTTAAGGCGGTACAAGAATAAAAACAAAGATTTCCTGCCGTTTCAAGTGATGAGAAATCC